GTCTTCTGTTGTAGAAGAAGTAGAGGCTCCTGATGGAATCTCTTGTAGTGTAGTTGAAAGTTTGCGTGCAGCATCAGCAACTTTAGCATTAGAAGAGCTCAGCTCTTCAGATTTCTTTGAAAGCTGCTCAGCAAAAAGTAAAGCAACAGTTTCCTTTGTTGAGGAACCATTGAACTTATGTTCTTTTACAAGAGCTGCAGCTTCAGGATGAGAAATGCTCTCGATTCCCTGGATACGAGCACGTTCTAATTCTGCGCCTTTTTTCAAGATCTCATCATACGCGGTAGGGTTGTTCTGCTTGAACTCCGCGGCAGATAAGATCTTGTTATTGTCGGCAGCAGAAGATGATGCATTACTATTTTGTGGCATAATGCCCTCCGACATGTTGAGTGAGTTTGAAACGGTCGCACTTGTTAAGTTGTTTTTTGAAATAAGATCTTTGAGAGTCGTAATCTCATCAATCATTCCAACATTCAAAGCTGATGAGGCAACCAACATGCCACCAGCTCCAAACTTTTCTATCACTGTTTCTCTATCGACGTTTCGATTTGATGCAACAGTAGACACAAAAATTTCTCCGAGATCATCAATGACGCGCTTGATTTCTGCACGTCCTGCATCAGTAAGAGGATCAACACGCTTGAATGGAGACACTGAAGAAACTATTTCAATAGTTTGCACTCCATCTTTTTTGTCTCTTTCACGTGTGTCACGTATGGCAGCGACAACTCCGATAGATCCAACTTCTCCTGTGTTAGAAGAAAATATACGATCAACTGCAGAGCAAATCCAGTAACCTGCTGATGCTGCCATGCCTATCACAAAAGCTTGTGTGTTTTTTGTAGAGTTCTTTATTAGAGAAGCAAATTCACTAACTCCGGAAACTGAGCCACCCGGCGTGTCTAGCACGAGCAGAATGTTTGAGATCTCCGGATTATTTTCAAGATAAAGAAATTCCTTTGATAGACTTTCATAGCTTGCAAGTTCTGTTGAATCTGCGCTTAGCATACCGCTGCGCGGAATAAGTGGTCCGTCAATTGTAATAATACCAGTGTTACCTACAATAGATGTGAAGGTAGTGCCTTGTACCGCTTTTCCAATATCTCCAACGTATGCATCACGTGATGCTTTGTGAAAGTCAGAAAACTCTGCATGAGAATTACGCTCAAGAATAGAGATCACTGAGTCAAGTGTGCCTGGTAGCATTGCCCATTTTGTTTCAAATGCTGATGCTAATAATAAGTTCAGATTCATGTTCTTAATCCTCTTCTTGTGTAGAAGTTGATGATTCAATGTCTAGTTCTATTTTCCCGGAGCGTGACATAATCGGTTGTTGGCCGTTTTCTTTTATTAAAGAAGCTTCACGTACTTTACGATTAAATGCTGATTCCCAGTCCCCACCGTAAATTGCAGTGTGCTCATCTTCGTAGTTTGATAAATTGTAGTTTATCTTTTTAATTGCTGCGTCAGTTTCTTTTAATGGATCTATTTGACCCTGACCACTTCCGCCCCACTGTGTCTTGCACCACATCTTTCTAAGAATAGGATCTTCTAAGAAGCCTGGAGCTTTAATGATTCCTTTGTATACCATCTCGTACAGCCACGCTTCATACACTGGCTGATTGAACTCTGATGCAAAAGTTGCTCTGCGTTTTCTGTAAAATTTCCATGCTTCAAGCAGTGCTGCTCGTGATGCAGAGTATGATGCAGAAAAATGAAGAAGTAATTGCTCAAACGGCACTTCACAAGAAGCGGAGAGCTGTTTCACCATCGACTCAAAGAACGACTGAAAGCCTACATCAGTTCTATGTGGATCTGCAATTGTAATATCTTTTGAATCATCAAGCTCAACAATGTTTGCATTGCCAAGTTCGTATTGATTCTCAATATCCGGTTCATCATCGCTCAAAACAGAAGTTTGAGGTCCGAAGTTTGGCTGAAGAGAAACAGGTCCTTTTGAGTCTTTGATGAAGACAGTGAAGAAAGTTTGTATCAAGTTCTGCATCAGCTTTGCTTCAGTCAAGCGTGATGTTTGTTTAAGAACTTCAAACACTGGAGCAAGAAATGCAATGCCTCTTCGTTGTCCAGGACGTGTCTTGTCAAATATATGATATATGTTTTGTCGTCCTGTTTCCTCGTCAAAGGCTGGCACTTCTGTCCATTCTTGTGGTGTCATTGAAAAAATATCTTCACCAGCAGAAAACTTATTGGCAAAAAAGTATGAGAGAGGAGCGCCATCAGAATCTATCTTTATCCCGCCAGCCACTTCGTCATTGTCTAAAGCCATGTCTGGATTTGAGCAAAGATCTGCTTCAATCAATTTGATACGAAGTTCGAATGGCCAACCCTTCACTGGTTTCCATGGAAGTGCAAAGAATACATCACCTGATAATAAAGGCGACACAAATGCTAAGCTTTGTATTTGATAAAAGTTTTGAGATCTTGATATATCGCAGTTTTTTGATTCAGCGAATATCCTGAAAAGCATTTCAGTGTTTCTTTCCCATTCATCTGCTTCTTTATCATTTAATCCAAGTGCAGCGCGTTCAATTCTGCTTTGAAGTGTAAGCCCATGACCTATCACATTTGTGTCTATCCTCTTGATAGCAGCATTTGCGAGAGGTGTGTTCATGAACAAGTCACGAGAACTCGCACGTGCACTTTTTATTTTTGGAAGAATATCAGCGTCTGGAGAAATAGCAGAAGCGCGCCATCCACGAAGTGAACGTTTTTGCATACCTGCTGTTAAATATCCACTTGGCTCTGGGAATAGTTGCTGCATCGATGCTGATGCTATAGCATTGCGTGCTCGATACTCAGCTCGCTGTAGTCCAAGCTTTGGAAAAAAATACTCTATTGCTTTGTCAAGAATGTTACTCATTACTTACCTGTATAGTAACTAATGTATAAACAAAACGAGTGTAGAAGCATGCTTTATTTTGTAAACATAGAGTATGTACTACACATGTACTACACATGTACTACACATGTACTACGTATGTACTACAACAGCTGTGTAGAGAAGAACTCTATAAGTCGCGTGGTATTACGCGTTTTAGTCGTATACCACGCGACTTACCACTGGACAATGCACACACCTGTCCTGCCCAGAACTGTCGTCCTTTTTGAACTTCAGAAAGATCTGCACGTGTGAGTGTTCTGTCACCAATGGAGTATGACTGGCCTTGCAAAATAGCGCGTTCAGCTTCTAAATATGACGCATACATTTGTTGTGCTTCTGCAAGTGCTTCGGGATTTGTATTTGATGTCGACATATGGGTACCTCTTGTGTATAATATAATTAAATATTTGTAACATGTATTCTACGCCTAACTTTCTTTTTTCTTTTTTGTGTTTGTTGATTTGATAGCAAGATGTTTTGCGCCGCTAATTGATTAAGATCTATTTGCAAAATGTCTATCATCGACATGGCATACACACGACAGTCAAGAGCTTCATTGCGTGCTCCCTCTGGTAACTCCCATTTAAGCGCAGTCCTTCCTTTTTCTCTCACAGTCTTTAATGTTTCTGCTGTAAGCATCTTAAAGTAGTTTTCACTGTATGCCGGTGTGTATGGAAAGTGACAATACTGTGGACCTGGGCGTGTTTCGCGTAATCGTGAGTAGAGCGTGAGTTTTACTTCATCAACGAAGATGTTGAATAGCCACACGTGGTATTCAGGCATGGGTTTTAATGGGCGTTTGATAGTTCCCTGTCCCCATCCTGAACGACCCTTCACTGGAAATATTCTTCTGTATTCACGAGATTTGCAGAATGCATACACCTTTTTAGATCTATGACCAGAGTCAACCGCTGTTCCTGCGATGTTCATTGTAACACCAGATTGGTGTCTGTATGTTTTTTGAAGAAACAAATCAAACTCTTGCCACACTTGATCTTGCTCTGTATCGCCCAAAAAGATTTTGTAGTCAAGTGACCATGTTTCATTGTTTGCGCCATGAGCAAGCACTTCACATTCAATTCGATCATCTTGTATGTCAGCACCAGCTGTGATGACAAATGCACCAAGTGGTACATCAAACGAAGAATCACTAGAGTATACTTCACGCCGCTGTTGAACGAATTCATACGAAATACTCTTCCCTGTTTCTGACCATGTTTCTCCAAGCACTGTGTTAACAAAAACTTTTAGCTGCTCTTTGTCTCTAGAAAGATTTGCTTCAACAAACATGGCAGCAGCATCTCCCCATGAGAAGAAGCCTAGTGGTGAATACAAAGCACTTATGTGAAATGACACACGCTGAAAGTCTGTATCGCCAGCAACTTGATTTTTCACTTGTGGCTTTTCTGCTCGCCACTCTCCATTCTCAAGCATCCATGATTTATGATGCTCCTCAATTTCGCATCCACATGAAGTGCAAACAAGCCGTGCAGTGTGTGGCAGCCCTTCATCCCATATAATGTTTTTCCACTTAATGACAAAATATGTCATTGATTTATCTGCAGATGCATTGCAATGAGGGCATGGCACGTAATATCTACGTTGATCTCCTAGTTCAAACAAACCTTTGATGCGTGATACTTCTTCAATCCCTGGTGTAGATACTCTGTAGATTTTTGCGTCTGGGAAGTTTGAGGCACGCCGTTCTGCTAGAAGAAGCGGATCACCTTCGCCTTGAATATTTCTTTTATATGAGTCTACTTCATCGATGCCTAGACGTTCAATGGATCTAGAACGAAGAGACGATGCAGAGTTTGCGCCGCCTAGTGCAATGAAGCCACCCGGAAATGTTTTTAGTCGTTTTTTGTTTGGTCCTTTTGAAGATCTAGCCGTAGTGATCTTATCTTTTACTCTATCACATGCATCAATAGAAGGCTGTAGTTTCTGGCTTGAAAAGTCTTCTACATCTTCTGTTGTTTTTTGGATATATAGAAACGGTGCAGGTGAGTGATCAATCGTATATTCCATCCAGTTGATCATGAGTTCTGTAAAGCCTAGCTGCGAGCCTTTCATCACATCAATATATTTTGCTCTTGATGAAGGCGAAAGACACTTCATAATTTCACGTAGAAATGGGAAGCGATCTGTTCGCCATCTGCCGTGTTCTGATGATGTGCCTTCAGGTAGAATACGATAAGCGTCTGACCATTCGTCAAGATCAAGCTTCTTTTCTGGACGCAAGCACTCAAAAAACTGTTGTATGATTTGCTTTGTTTGTGGTGACACACCAGCAAGAATTTGTTGTATCTCATCAATCATGTTTTACAACCTTTTTCATGAATTCATCAAATGATGAAAGAGCAATATCGATTTCTTTTTCTAAATGTTTTTTGATTTTAAAGTGATCTGTCATAGCAGCGTACTGTGTAGACACACGTGGTGGTATTGCCTTCATACTCTTCTTTACAATGATGCCAATCTTTTGAAACGCTGGCATGAACTCTGTTATATCTACGAGGAGGCCTTGTTCTTTTTTGTAGTCAAGTAGTTCACGTCGTGCTTTTAATATTTTTCGAATTCGATCTGCTTCAATTGAAGATATGTTTTTACCGAGCAGTGCGATCATTTGTTCTTCAGACATATCATCTGGAAGTTTTTCATCTGGCGCTACTGTGTCTTCTGTGTCTTCTTTCTCATCTTCAAATTCATTTACTTTAGTTTCATTCAGTGTGCCGCGTGTCCATCTAGTCTTTGGAGAGAGACACGCTTCTTTGCACCACTTTAAAAATTTTGGGCCTTCAGTTGTCCAACAAATTTTGTATCCAGCTCGTGGTCCACCTCCAGTGCCACGTTTGAAAACGTCGATCGCATTTGCTTTGATAGCAAGATTTACTTTTCTTCTATCAACCATGCAACGAAGCGAGAATTCATTTATATTAATATATTCAAGATCCATAGTTGTTTTTCCTTCAGTGAAAAGTCTTCAAAGTGAAGAGTTTCCAGTCTTTGAGGTTGAATTTCAAGTGCTCTTTTTTGAAAAACTCACGAGAACACGTGGCCTCCGATTTACCCACTTCTACATCTGTCCGAAAGGAACCGAACAGCACAACATTACT